TGTAATTCTATTGTATTTTCAGCAATGTATTCTAAGTTAATTTGTTCTTGTACTTGTTCTTGTAGTTCCTCTACACTTAACTCAGGCTCAATGATCGGAGTTTCAATTGTTTCTGGTTCAACTATTTCTTCAACTATTTCTGGTTCTTGCTCTTCTAAGTTTGTCAGGTCTGGTGTTGGTGTTGGCAATGGAGATTCCACAACTAAAATCTCTTCGCTATTTGAGTTATTCCCTGCTGGTTCTTGGGTTGGTTCTGTCGTTGGTTCTTGTGTTGGGGTTGGTGTAGGTGAAAGTTCTGTCGGTGTTGGTTCGGGTGTTGCGGTGGGAGATGGCTCATTTGTGGGAGTCGGCTCTGCTGTCGGCTGTGGGATTGTTGTTGGTGTTGGCGTGGCTGTTGGAATGGTTGTAACACCAGACCAAGTTAAAAGATAACTACCATTCGGTGACTGATTACAACACATATAAGCAAAAGAAGTAGCACGAATAAAATAAATACCTGAATCAATAGGTGCAGTAATAATTGATGCTAAAACATTTGTTGCAGAATGCGCACCATCATCATTAGCGAAAAGTTTTGTTGTTCCTTGCCAAAGTTCAATCCACGAATCAATAAAACCAGGATTAGTTTGAGGTGTACCAGTTGTTGTTTGAACAGTTAAAGTTGTTGGCTCAGTAGCTTCAACAGGCACATCAACATAAGGTGTTTGTTGGTCTAAAACAATAGTTGTTTCATCAGCAAACGCTGGAGAAATAACAAAACCAAATAAAAGTAAAGACAAGATTAAGCGCAGTTTTGTGCGCCTATTCAATTATGCTTCCAGAATCGCTTTCGGGTCTTGTGCTTTACCAGCAGACCAGCGCACATTACTTCTAGCTTCAAAATGTAAATGTGGGCCAGATGAATTACCTGTGTTACCTGATTCGCCTATGTGCTGACCTTTTTTAATTTCATCACCAGGTTTAACAAGTGATTTAGAAAGATGCGCATAAATAACCCAAGTAGCTTGACCATCAATTTTTTGAACTATTTGCACACCATAGGCTTTACCCCAATTAGCGTTTGCAACTTTTCCGTCAGCAACAGCAACAATGTCAGTACCTGATGGGACTGCAAAATCTACTCCAGTATGAGCACCAGAGGACCACATCTTGCCTTTTTTACCAAAAGGTGTTGTGATTTTGCCGTCTTTAATAGGTAAACCCATTATTACTTGCCACCCTCACCTTTTTTATTAGCGCGTTTGAATACAGCATCAACTTCATCTTCTGTAAGTTGTCCGTCATCCAAAAATGCCTTGGCTAAATCTGTAAGGACTTTTGACACACCTAATGCCCCAGCAATAAGAGCTGATTGGACTGGTTCAACACCAGCAAAAGCACCAGCACCAATAGCAGGAAGTGCCATAGTCATAAATAAAGCTATTGAGCGAAATATTACGTCTTTTACGATTGATAGTTTCATTGTTCTACTTCATCCCATTCTTGAGTTGATTCGTTCCATTCGTACATTTTGCCGTCAGTTGGATAAGGTACTGGTGATTCCCAGTAACAAGTATCTTCATCTAATGTCCAAGATGGAAAAGGTTGTGGTGCATAAAAAGCATCAAGTTCTTCATCATAAACATAACCAACACCAGCATAATTTTTTCTTAATGCTTTAGTTTGGTCAGCTGATGGTTCGTTTGTTTCAGGGTTGTAGTGAACTCCGCCTCTTGTGTTGTATGAGGTTTGTACCCAAGTTCCTGTGTATCGTGTTTCACGATTTTCGTTAAAATATTGTTCGTCTACAACGTTTACTTGTGTGACGATTCCGTCTACTACTTTTGCAAAATGTGCCATAATGTTTCCTATTCTAATCTTAAATTGCGCGTCTAATAATTACTATTCCCGAACCGCCTGCACCTGAAGCTGAACCGCCACCACTTGCTGCACCACCGCCAGAACCAGTATTTACAGTTCCAGCACCAGCAGGGTTATTATTTGATGGACCCCCACCAATGCCACCGCCACCAGAACCACCAGCACCGCGAGCAGCACCTTGAACTGTGTAACCGCCACCGCCACCGCCAGCATAAGTTGTTGAAGTTCCAGAAATTGCGGTACTTGCACCAGCACCGCCAGCGCCAGATTGTCCACCAGAACCATTAGTTCCAGCAGCACCAGCCCCACCGCCACCACCACCAGCAAAAGTGCCACCATTTACACCAGTACCACCATTGTTACCTTGGACTGGTGATGCTGTTCTTGTACCTGCTGCACCTGCTCCTGTTGTGTAATCTCCACCACCGCCTGAACCACCAGCAGCACCGCTACCGCCACCACCTGCTGTTGAAGTAATTGTTCCAAATACAGAATTGTTACCTGAAGCTCCTTGTGATGCTCCACCTGCACCAATAGTAATTGCGTACGATTGACCGCTTACATTTATAGTTGATTCAAGTGAACCACCACCACCTGTTGCCCCAACTGTGGAGCGCATACCACCAGCACCACCACCGCCTAATGTTCCACCATTACCACCACCAGCAATGACAAGATAATCAACAACACCATTAAAAGTCTCAGGAAAAAATTTTGGAACATTAACAGTTCTTAAAGAACCATCAGAGGTAAAAGTGTAAACACGATAACCAGAAGGATTTGTAATCGTTGCTGTTGTTGAAGTAACTTGTGTTGCATAAGAAAAACTATTGTATTTTTCTCCAGCAAGACTTGAACTTGAAAATGAACGAGTTGTCATTATGCTAAATACCTCACTATAACTATTCCCGAACCGCCAGCACGACCATCATAAGGGTCGCCACCGCCACCTGCTCCGCCACCAGTATTTGCAAGTCCAGCAGCACCTTGATTCATAAAATAACCACCATTACCGCCGCCACCAGAACCACCAAGACCAATATCGGCTTGAACAAAACTAGCACCACCACCACCACCAGCATAAGTTGTAGAAGTTCCTGAAATAGATGATGCTAAACCTGCGCCACCATTTCCTGATTTAGCGCCAGTTGCGCCATCAACACCGACAGCAGAAGCACCACCGCCACCGCCAGAAGTTCGATAAGTTGCACCATCAGAACGACCAAGCCCACCAGCAAAACCTTGACCTGCAGTTCCAGCACCGCCAGCAAAACTTCCGTTACCGCCAGCACCACCACCGCCAGAACCACCAGATGAACCAGTAGTGTTTCCTGTTCCAGAATAACCACCGCCACCACCGCCACCAGTAGAAGTTATTGAATCAAAAACAGAATTACCACCATTGCCACCTTGCTTTGAAGCACTCACGCCACCAGTTCCACCAGCACCAACAGTTACAGTTTTATTTCCAGCAGTAACAGATAAAGAACTTGTAAGAAAACCACCTGCACCACCACCGCCACCCGCTTGTTCTCTACCGCCACCGCCACCGCCAGCAACAACTAAATACTCAACATTCAAAGCCTTTTTAGCAGAGAAAGTGCCATCAGCGGTAAACGTGTGAATAAAATAACCATTTTTATATGTAACAGTTCCACCAGTAGCAGGACAAGCGTCTAAAGTTCTACTGAACTTTAACCCGCTGGTGATATTAGAAGAAACAAATCTTCTTATCGCCATAATTAGTTTATTTCTGCGCCGAAAGCATTAAAAGTAAGATTTGTTGTTCCAGAATAAACTGAAATAACATCATTACCATTCAATGTGATACCCAAAGTTAAAGCAATAGTGTCGTTCGCTGGGCAAGAAGCATCATAAGCAACATAATGTTTGTTAGCAATAGATTCACCATCAGGGCGAACAGCAATACGATAAGTGTCAGCAGCAGTACCACGATTAGCAATAGTGATTGTTGAAATAACTGCTTGTTCAGCAGCTCCAGCTGTGTAAAGGTCTTGTAAAGATGCTGTTCCGACTGTTTGTCCAAGAACTGCGTATGTAGTGGTTGCCATTGTTTTCTCCTTATGCGCCCATCAATAAAAATTCGTTAAATGTTGCCCCGCCGCCACCAGAAGTGAAAGCTTGCCACGCAGCACCATCATAGTATTCCAAAGCATTAGTGTCAGTTAAATAGGTAAACATTCCCTCACTTGGTGAAGCAATAGCACTACCTCTAGCCGCAGTTCCAGCAAAAACCATTAAAGATTGTTGCATTAAAAAAGTGTTTACTTGGGCTGCTGTTAAAACATCACCAGCAGTAAACGTTCTAAAACCTGCACCTGCCATTTAACTACCTTTCTTTAGGGTTATTCTAATTGCCTAATCGACCTGTGTCGAGTAGACCAAACGCTGCATCATCAAGCACGAATTCAGCAAAATCGAGGGTACTTAGCTTGAATGTTAGTTCGTGAACAAATATACCAACATTGTTTTCAATACCAATAATCTCACCATATTTGACAATCTGAGAGCCAATATTATTTGGGGTAAATTTAACCTGGATTTGGTCTGTTAAATCTAAAGCTAAAAGATTATTTTGTTGCAGAGTTGTAAGTTCAGACATTTGAACAGTAATGGAATCAAAACGATATTCAGGTTCAGAGTATTCACCAAGTAGAGAATCTGCTAAAGCTAAAGCATCAACATCAGAATTGAATAACAAACCATCCAAGTTGTATGAAGAAATACCATAAGCAGATTGCGAACCAAAATCATCAACAGTTTGTGGATTACCACCAGCCCTAGTCACAACAACTCGGTTGTATAAAAATTCTGAACCATAAACAACTGAAACATTAGAAAAAGGAATACCAGTACCATCATCACTTAAAACAACTAGCCCACTAGAACTTGGACCAGCTAAAGTATCTTGAAAAGTTGCGTTACCAGAGTTATCAATGAAGAAAGAACCACCCTCAGTTTGTTCAACAATTTGTAAATAAGTTAAAGCACCAGTTCCATCATCAACTACATCACCTTGCAAATTTATTGTTCCTACATCAATATTTCTGTTTGCCAAAGGCCAATTAACTTCAGGTCTATTCAAAACAGCGTTAATTCTTGCACCAGTTAATTGAGGCACAGCAGTATGAGCTGCCAAAGCTTGAGTAGCCAACAAAGTAAAACCATCAGAAGCCAAAGCAACTGCTTGATTATCACCAGATGGTTGATACAACAAATTCCAGTCATCAATCAAACCATAGAAAACTGCTGAACCATTTGATTTAACACGAATTTCTCTGTGAGGAACAATTTGCCCAGCATAAGGACTAGAAGCATTAAGTGGGTCAAAAACGCGTGTTGTGTTGTCAAAAATTACTTCTAAATTACCTGCATCATATCTATCAAGTTCACGACTTTTACCACGATTACTGGCGATTGAAATTACATAATCTGTTACATCATAAAAAAGTGTTCCACCAAGAGTAAATTCTGTGTTATCTAAAACACCTTGAACTTCATCATCAAGAGTAAAAAATGGTCCACCTTGAGAAGTTAAATCAAAACCAATTTCAACTGTTTTTGTTGGTAAAGCCATTTAGACTCTCACAAACACTTGACCAGATGAACGTTCATATTTTCTAATTGCTTCAACAATATCGCGACCAACTTGCGCACCATTAGTTCCAATTCCAGCATTAACAGTTATGTTGTAAGTGCTTCCCATTCCAACAGAATTAGCACCAGACAAAGGAATCACAGCTTCAGGACCAGCTTCACCAATAAGAGCATTAGTTGGGCCTGTAACAATTCCACCTTTTGCCATACGAATAGTTTTATTTTGCAATGCTGTTGCAAGTGCTGTGTAGTGACGTGCAGAAGTGTCAGGAAGTTTTGAAATAGTTGCAACTTGGCTGGCAGTCAAAATTGGTTTACGTTCTGGATTAGGGGTAGGAGATGGAGCACCTGGACCTGGAACAACAGGTGGTTGAGATGGTCCTGCTGGCAGAGTTTCCATAACAAGTTTTAGTTCAGATTTTGCTCTTTCTAATTCTGCTTTAATTCCAGCGACCATTGCTTCTGCTTGCTTAACACCAGCATCATAAAAAGCCACAGCACCGAACTCACCAACTTGGTCAGCGACAGTAAAAATAGAATCAACAAGAGTGTTTATTTGCTGAACAACAGTTGAACCGCCAATAATGATGCTGTCAGCAATCTTTGAACCTGCATCAAAACCTGCGTCCAAAACTTGACGAATAGCACGCTCATTCAAACCAAGAACAACAAGTTGTTTAACCTTGTCAGCAAATAAAGTTGCTTTAGTTGCTTGGTCTGCTAAGCCTTTTAGGAAATCCTCAGATTCAGCTGCTTTACCAAAATCTAAAATACCTGTGATTGTATTGCCTATTGCTCCTTTGAAATCATTGAATTTACCTTTTACATCTTCTAGAGCTGATTCTGCTTTTCTTAAAGAATCTTCAAGATTATCAACAATGGCTTGAGCGGCACTCTTTGCAGCATCTTTAGCTTTACTCATAGCAGAAGAAGATTCGTTTAATCCCTGGTTCATATCATCAATAGCAGGAACAACCTGGTCAGCGACATTCATACCCAAAGTATCTGTTTGTGCCGCTAAAGCACCCATAGAGTTTTTAGCTTCAACTGCGCTGAAAGATAAACGACCAAAAGCTACTTCTGAAATTTCACCAATTTCATTTATATCTACACCAAAAACTTTTAAGACTTTTATTACAAAATTTATTCTCTTTAAGAAAGCATTTATTTGAGATATTACAAAATTTATTACAGTTTCAGCGAATCCAATGAATGCGTTTCCTAGTTTTGCTATTCCTTGACGGAATGTATCAGAGGTTTTCCAAGCTTTGATAATAACTATTGATAAAGCAACAAGGCCCGCGATTACTAAACCAACTGGGCTTAATAAAAAGGTTAGGTTAAGTATTTTGAAAACTTCAATAAATGTTTTGATTGAACCAATTAAACTTCCAAAGATAAATAAAAGAGGTCCAACTGCTGCAACAAATAAACCAATTTTAAGACCGACTTCAATAAATTTAGGATTTAGGTTTGTCATATAGTCAGCAAAACGTTGAACTAAAGGAATAACATCTTTTCTTAAAACATCAACAAATTGAAGAACAACTGGAAGTAGCGCTGTACCAATTTGGGCTTTAACGTTAGAAACTTCTGCTTGCAAAAATTTCATTTGGTTAGCAAAGCCACCAGAAGTTCTTGCAACGTCACCTTGTTGTAATGCTGTGTCTTTAAGGATTAATGAATAAGCAGCTTGCGTTTTGATTGCAATTGGTAATGTTCCAGACGTGGTTGTAATCAAACCAAGTCTTAATGCTTCCTCTTTAAGTCTTACTTCATTAAGGGCAACACCGAAACGTTTTAATGGTTCAGTTTCACCTGAAAGACCTGAACGTAAAGCAACTAATGCATCATCAATTGGAACGTTGTTGAAAGAAGCCATATCTGCTGCAAGTTCAACAAGTCTTGTAGACATATCTTGTGCTTGTTTAGAACCAAGACCAAATGCTCTGAAAAGGTTTCCATAAGTTCCAGCGGCCTCAAGTGCTTGC